ATCGGGTCAAACGTGTACGTGGTCGGGTCCACGACGTTGCCATAGGCGTCGGTCACCGACGTCAGCGAGATGATCGGGACGGTGCTCAGCATCACTACCGAGCCGACCCGGTTGCTCTGCACCGTGTCAGTGACGGTGACTTCGCGAACCGGGCCGACCAGTAGTTCAACGAGATCCGACGCTGCGTCGACGAAGACCTGCAACTCGGCGTCGTTGGTGGTGGTGGTGATGTTCAGCTGAGCCTTGGCGTCAGCCAAGCTCAGGATGGCCGTGACCGGCATGACGCCTCCAGGTCGGGGTTACTTGCCCTCGGCCTGAGCGGAGGTGTCGGCCTTGGTCGGCGCAGGAGCGGAGACAACCTTCGTCTCGACCACCTTCGGGCCGTCTACGCTGTCGGCGGTGTGCGTGGTGCCTTCCGGCGAGCCGTACTGCTGCTCCGCTTCGCCCGTGGAGTTGCCGGGGCCGTCGGTGCTGTCTGCGGTGTAGGTGACTGCCATGTCATCGCCTCATCTCTCTGTGGGAACTGCTTGATCCGCTGGACGGGCTCGGGCGAGCCGCGGAAGCCCGTCAGCTCGCCCGAGCCACCCATCACAGGCCGGTGACCTTGCCGAACGCACCCGGCCGGTAGACGGCCATGCCGACGCGCTCCTCGGCGCGGACGGCGACGAGGTTGTTCAGGAAGTCGGCCTCGTTGGAGTTGGTCGACTCCACGCGGATGCCGCCCTTGCGGTACACGCCCGCAGCGGTGCCGAACGCACCCACAAGCGCGGTGCCGACGGCGATGGCCGGCGTCACGACGACGCGGCAACCCCACAGGTCGAGCCCGCCGCCACCAAGGGCGGTCGGGTTGGCCTGGAACGAGCCGACACCGTAGGCGCCAGTGAAGGGGCCACCACCGAAATACTGGTTGTTGGCGTCCTTGTTCAGGCGGATCGTCTGCCAGTCCGTCGGGTGGATGACGATGCCATCGGGCTCGAGGAACGAGTTGGCGCGAATGGCGGTGATCTGCTTGTAGATCGAGTCCACCCGGTCGGTCTGGGCGGGCGTACCAGGAACGGCGACGGCGGTCTGAAGGCCTGCGCGGTTCATCAGACCCGTGAGGTTCGTACCGGTGCCGGAACCGTTGAGGAGCTGGTCCTCCTCAGCGAGCTGAACGAACAGCGTCAGACGCGAGTCCACGTAGGACTGCACGTAGGACACGTCCTCGAGCATCTCGTCCGAGATCTTGATCGCGTTGGCGATCTTCGACAGCTTCTCCGTGACCTGCACGATGTTCAGGTCGGACTGCGGCTTGAGCCCACCCTCAGCGACGGTCGCCGCGGCGTTGGTGACGCTGGACTCCTTCGGGTAGATCAGCGTCGGGGAGCTGATCGAACCGTTCGGCATGAGCTGGGCCACCGTCAGGCGACGGAACAGCATCTCGGTCACGGTCGGGACGTAGTACGGCACGACCGAACCGGCGCCGCCCGCGGCTTCCGTCAGGTTGGCCTTGAGCTCGACACCGCCAGTGGAGAACTGGCCGCCACCCTTGCCGAGGGCGTCCTTGTAGGCCGCGGACTCGATGAACGCCTGGCCGAGGGACTTGCGCTCGTTGCGCTCGATGGGCTGCGCGTCGGCGACGGCATCGAACGGGGAGCCGTCCACGGACTTGAGCGCGGCGTGCTGCTCGAGGACGGCCTTGATGTCGGCGTCCATCTTGTCGAACTCGGACTTCTTGTCGGACCAGGGGCGAGACTCGTCCTCGACGAGACTCTTCTGCTGCGCGACGAGGGCGCGGCCCTGCTCCTCAAGCTGCTTGATTGAAGGCATGACTGAATGACCCCTTTCTAGGGGCTCGTTGGGATGTTGGGTTGGCGCTAGGCGCCGAACGCGATATGGGCCGCGTTCTGGGTGTTGCGCAGCCGAGCAAGGGCATCCTCGGGAACGGCGGCGGACTTCACGGCGGACGCGGCGGCCTCAGCGGCGGCGTCGGCGGTGTCATCGGCGGCCTTACCCTCGGTCTCCTGACCGGACATCTTGGGGGTCTCCTCGGCATCCTCGTCGGGGTCGGCGACCCCAAGCAGGGCGAGCAGGGTGTCGACCGAGGCGTCGGCGGCCTGCACCAAGGCAATGGCCTGCTGAACCTCGGGCGGAAGCGTCGCGGCGTCCACGGCGGCGAACAGGTCGATTGCCTCGTCGATGGCCGCGTCCACGGCCTGCGCGATGGTGCCAGGGTCGTCGTCCGCCTCAGTGTCGGCGTCCTTGCGATCCGTCGGCCGAGCGGACTTCGCGCCACAGTTCGCGCCGAGCGTCGCCGCGCTGTCGTGAATGGCTTGGATCTGCTCGGCGTCACCCTTGTTGTTGCGCCGGCCTTCCTTGAGAGTGATGGCCTTCGCGGCAACCACCACCGACTCGCGGTTCGACGGGACCGGGGTGAAGGTGCCGTTCAACAGCTCAGCCTGCGTCACGTGAGGCACGCCCTTCTCGTCGTTGACGCGCTTCGCGGCCATGAACGTGACCGAGGTGGTGCGGATGTGACCCTCGGCGACCTTCTGCCGGATCGTTTGCGAGCGCGCGTCGGAAGCGAATCCACCCTTGACGCGCAACGTCCCGTCCGGCGCGTAGGACGGCTTGCCGGAACCCACCACCGAGTCACACGTCATCGAATGGTCCGTGTCGAAGGTGATGTGATCGGGAAGCGGCTCAAAAGCCTTGCTGTCCACGATCTCCCCGTCGCGGTCCTGCGTCGGAGCGGACAGGATCACCTCGAACGACCCGTTCGGGTACTCGTCCGTAGCCTCACCGGACAGGACGGGGAAGTCCTTGGTCTGAATGTCCATCAGCGATCTCCCTTGATCTGGGAACGGGCGGATCTGCCCTCACAGGAACTGCACATGCCATGCGCCGGGGTGGGCGGCTCCATGCCGCACGACTGACATAGGTCGAGGAGGAGCCCGCCGTCGAGTCCCTTGACCTTGACAGGCGAAGTCTCGATGGTCGTGCCAGGTGCCGGGGACGACTGCGCGGACTCCAACGGGATCGACGCAGCGTTGATGTAGAGCTTGTCTCCACCAGGCTGCGCGGGGCGGTTGTCCAGCGCGCGCGCCTCGTTCGGGGTGAGTTGGCCGGACATGATCGCCGACTGCGTTGCAATGGCGCGCTGCTCGAAAGCGCCACGCAAAACCTCGTCCAGCAGGAACTCCGCATACAGCGTGCCCTGCGGGTCGAAGTCCGGGCGCAACTGCGAGTCGAGCGCCGACTCGTACAGGCCAAGGCGGGGAGCCATGGTGTCCCGGTACATGGACCGCATCTGCTCGGTGATGTTCGAGAACGTGGCGTGGTCGAGGATGTGAACCACGGGCGGCGGCACGTCGTAGACGCCGCACGCCTCCTCACGGTTCAGCCGCTTGGCGTCGATGTAGGCCATCTCCGTGGCGTTCAGCTGCACCACGTTCGCCTTCATGCCCTCCTCGAGGATGGCGGCCTTGCCCCACGACGACACACCGGAGTGCGCTGCATCCCATGACGCCTTGACGCGCGCCTGTGCCTGCTCGGTCAGCTTGTTCGGGTGCTCGATGATGACCGACGGTCGAGCGCCATTGGCCCAGAACGCGCCCTGCGCGCGGCGCATGGCGTCCTCGTTGACGAGCGTGCCCCGCAATGGCTCCAGGCGTGACATGCCGCGGACTTGGTTGTCAGGGTTGTATGAGCGGAAGTGGACGACATCCTGCTCGGGCCACTCCATGATCGGCGCCGCGGCCGAGCCCAGGTGGAAGACGTAGATCAGCGTGCCGTCCTGGTCGCGGCGCGTGTAGACGTTCGCCGGATGAACCGGGTACAACTCAGTCGGCGGACGACCAGGGGCGGGGCGCATCTTGTACCAGATCGCCTCGCCATAAACCTCGAACGTGGAAGCCGTCCACAGCCAGAAGAAGAACGGGTCGTGACGACGGTTCGGCTGCCGAAGCAACTTCGCGAACGGGGTATCGCGAGCCTCGACGCGACCCGCATCCTGACGCTGATACACCTTCAACGGCAGGCGCGACGTACCAAAGGCCAGCTTGTTCACCAACGCGGCAATCCACGGCTGCGTCTTGTAGATCGCACCATAGGAAGCCCAGTAGTCGGTGAGCGCGAGACTCGTCGTCGGGTAATAGTTCGCGTTCGCCACCGACGGGTAAGCGTCAGCGAGGGCAATGCTCGGAAGCTCGGCCTCCACGCCTTGGGAAAGGAACACGGGCGCTCCCTTCCTGTTACGGGCGCTGCATGTAGGAGATCCGCTCACGCGGAAGGATCAGTTCGCCATCCACCGGCACATGCCGGCCATCGGTGCCAGCGGCCATAGCCTCGGCCTCACGCAGGATCACCGAACGCTGGTCAAGGCTGTAAAGGAGGCCCTTGAACGCAGCACCGCCCTCCATCGTCACGACGAAGACCTCGCGCAGGCGGTGCTTCAGCAGTCGATCGGGGTTCACAGCACCACCAGTCCTCGGTCCTCATAGTTGGATGGCGTCTCGTGGTTCACGCCCCACAGCGCACGCGTCACGGCGACAAGCGGGCCAACCTCAGGTGCGTCCTTGAGTTGGAACGCGCGCTCGCCATTCGTGCCGGCGCTGCGCCACTTCGCGGCCTTCACCGCAGCGTTCAACTCCGGCTGGTTGCCGTGGTGGATCGAGCCCTTCACAATCGCGTCTAGCACCGAACCACATGCAGCAGAGAACTCACCCTGCTTCATCGGCTCCACTGACGCACCAGCCTTCGCCAGTTCATCCTCGAAGGCTCGGGGCGGCACAACCGACCCACCCCAACGCTTCGTGAGCTCGGCAGCACGCTCCGCAAGGCGATACGCAGGCAGCGGCGACTGGTCGTCAAGCATGACCTGCACCGAACCGTCAGAACGCCGCCACGCCATCGCCAGCCACGCCATACGGTCCTCAGTGACGTCCGCGCCGAACATGACCTCATTGCCACGCTCGGCACCGGGATCGGCTAGCGTCAGCCAGGTCTTGTGAGGCAGCGCGCCGCGGATCTCGTCCGTCGACCACATGCCCAGGCGCTCCATGGCGAACTGCTCGTCATCCATGGCGGCCCGGTCATCGGCGCACGCCTCCTCAGATATCCGCACGCCATACGACGGGTTAGCCTTCGCCCACGTAGCCGGGTCGTCGAAGTCGTCCGTAGGATCGGCCGACCACTCCAACCAACAGTGACGAACCTTGCGGGCTATCGACGACCGCCGAACCCGCGTAAACGCGAACGCATCGTCATCCTCAGTCGGGGGAGTACCGAACAACCACATCTGCGGGTTAGCGCGCGCCGACATCGTGGGCATGATCGAGCCCCACGCGCGCTTACCAAGGATCTGCGCCTCATCCAGCAGCAGGCAGTCAGCCGAGAAACCACGCGTTCCACCAGAGCGACGCGCCTTCAGCTTGATGGTCTGCTTGTCCTTGCCCTTGCCGAAGGACAGGAACTCACGGTTGATGGCATCCATGCGCCCCGTGACCCGCGCCTCAAGCGTCGGGTTGTCCTCGACCACATCAATGAGGCGCTTCCACACCTCACGCGCTGTGTCCGTCTCGTGCGCGGAGATGATGATCATCTTCTCGCCGAACAACAGCACGCCGGCCAGCGCACGAGCCACGATCAGCTGCGACTTGCCGTTCTGCCGCGGCACGGACATCCCCACGAACTTCGCCGCCCAACGCCCATCCGACCGCTCACCCATCGCAGCCTCGAGCGCCTGCTCCTGCCACTCATCCAGCGGCATCCCCAACGACGCAGACAAGTCCGCGACGTCCTCCCATGAGTTAGCCCGAGCGCTTGGAGCTACCCGCAGCCTTGGCGGCGCGGGCCCGTCGCTCACTACGACGCGCCGCGATTTCGTCGATGCCATCGCCCTGCGCCTCCTTGGGCGTCAGCTCGGCAATCTCAGCGAGCGTGGCGCGGTACTGAGCCACGAGAGCCGCCTTGCGGTCAACCGGAGCGTCAACAAGCCACTCCTGCAACTGCTCGCGCAGAGTGGTCAGATCCTCGAGCCGAGCCACGCCAGACCCCCTGAAGCTCTGTGTGTGAAAACGTTCAAC